GCCTATAACTCATTCCGTGCAGGAGATTACGCACTACTTCAATCTGCCGGTTGATGCTCTCTATGTGATCCTGCCGTCTCAGCCGCAGATCCATAAGCATCTGGTAGAAATAATCATTGCCTGCATTCTTTGATGTTCTGAGGTACAGCTGTGCATACAATGCCGTTGCCGGGTCAAGCAGCTCCGAATCTTCAAAGCCTTGTGCATGAATTTCCAGAGGCTCTAATGACTGGTCTGTAATGGCATACCCAAGCACCGTAGACATCATATTCACATCGCTGGTTTCAATCTGCCCCGGCTTGAACCCATTCTGCACCGCCAGATTTGCCATAGCGAATGTACCCGCACAAGGCTCTACGAACCTGGTATATCCGGATTGCGCTGCTGTCTCAATCAGCTTTACGAGGAATTTCTGTTCTGATGTACCCAGGCACCCCAGGAACATTGCACCCGGATTCATGAAAAATGCCATTTGCCTATCACTCCTTTCCTTGATTGTGAAAACTATACAAAAAGCTGAGGCGGCTCCGAGTATAACCCCGGAGATTTTTGATACCCACCACAGCACATTGCACAAAAATAAGGCACCGTACTCACTGAATACGATGCCGTTGTTGTTGGACCGGAACCCTGCAATGAACAGGAACTCTCCCCTGGGAGGGGAACGTGATGCTTTCACCAGTTCCGGATATTATGTTAAATCCCCGCCATTCCACAGTCAAACAAACTCATTTGCTTACAACCGCTATCTTCCTTTGCCGGCTCTTTGGCAGGTTTCTTACTGTCGTCCTTTGACTTTCCCTTTACTTTCGGCGGTGTCAGATCGGGCAGCTCTTCTATGACTTCCCCCCCATTCTCCGCCCACCATTCTGCGAAGATGGTTCTGTGGCACCAATCGCCCTCCACTCTCACATCTTCAAAGCAGAGCAGTACAAGCTCCTTGCCCTCACTTCTCGCCTTTTCATCCAGCTTTGTTACCATGCTGATGATTCTGTCTTTTCCAATGCCATCCAGCTTACCGTAATATGCTCTCTTGAACGCCTCAATATCCATGTTCAGCATATATCCTTTCGGCGCCAGGGAGTAACACTGCTCTCTCAGCTGGTACCCTAACCGAAATCTCGGTTGCCCGATGCTGATTCCTACCGGATAATGCTTGTCGTCCGATAACCCTTTATTGCTGTATCTGCTGGTCCATATTGCCATTTCAAATCACTCCTTTTTGGTCTGTTGTCCTTATGTTAATTATACTATACGGACGGTTCTAAGTACACTTAAATAGCCTTATTTAACCGATTGTTTATATATCCTCCGGGCATTGCGGCAAGCCTTTCGGCCCGCCGCCCACATCCGGGAAGAAAAACAACTGGCTATTTTTTAGGGGTGACATTTGATTGGCTGATACCAGAATAACACTCACATTTTCTAATGTCTACCTACTCTTTTTCTACCTGCGCTTTATATGGCCGCAGGGAGCGTTCAAATCATATCCCAAGCAGGTAAACAGCCACTATTCCGCACGCTATCCCTAAATCCTTATACACCGTCTTATCACTTACCTTTTCTACCTGCGAAATTTCCTGTACCGAATATTCCCGATCCTCCAAATACATCATGCTCAGCTCCCTGTATCGGCGCTTTGCCTCTTCACTTCCGGACCTTTCGCACTCTTCCCGGTACATTTCAGTCGCTTTTTCTATGCGGTAGATGCAGTATAAATCCTCCTGCCTACGTTTCTCTCCGTCCTGGATTACCCTTTCGGACTTGCTTACTGCCTCCCTTGCGCTCCCCATGAGGTCCTGTATGAATTTCCACCTGAGTTCAATCTGCTCTTCCTCCGTGAACTCTGCCTCGTCTGACAGCGTAGCTTTAATCCTCCGGTACGAGCTGAGCATCTTTTTGGTTTTCTTGACCTTATTCTCTTCCCTGGCCCTTTTCTTCTCCGCCTTTACCTGCTCTGCCCGGAATGTCTGCACCGCCTCTTTCCCTGCTACTGCAGCAATCTGGTTGATCTGCTCCTGCGTCAGAACATACATTGGTATCTTTTTATCCGTTGCCATAATGTCGCCTCCTTGACTTTCTCGCATTTGCGAGGTATAATGTTCTCAGTCATGAGTCGTTCCGTCAAGGGGCGGCTTTTCTTTTTACCTGCGTCCTTTAGTGCAGGTGGCGAAGTGTGATATATAGCCGAATCCTTCCGCATCCCTACCATCTGTTCTGTCCGCCGCCACTATTTCTCCCTGCGGCGTCACCAGCTTTTCCTCGGCTTTCTTCCCGGCCTCCGGCCTGCGGTAGTTTATCATCTGCGGATTTACCGGCATATTCTTCCCGGCCTTTGTCCGAATCCACATAATCTGCTTACCGCAATTCTTACACACTCCAAACGGATTACCTGACCTCATGGTTTCCTTATTCCTCCTTTCCGACAATCTCTTTCAGCCTATCCTTGAAACTCTCTACCTCCGTTTCCGGCACATCGACCATTGTTATGATGCCCTTTGGCGGCTCTACTCCCTGTGTGTCCGATTTTCTCACTATTACAGTGTCGCCTACCTCAACCTTTTCTTTGCTGATGTAGGTATATTCCCTACCCTGCGGCTCCCCGCCTCTTAAAAACCTCAGTTTCACTAAATTCATCCCTGCAATCCTCCTTATTTTTTCCTGCCTAACTCAATATCCTTCAGCTGCTCCATGTTTATCAGCCTACAGTCTGGCAGCATTATCAACGGCTCTCCCAGCACTACCTCTGTGCCCGCAATGCACATCTGAGGATAACTCACGATTACCTGGCACTCCTGCGCCACTTGGTAGTTGGAATTGCTGATTATGTTCCGCACACGCTTTACATCGGCGGCAGACGTCCTCTTTCCTTTAATCGGTATCTTCCGGAACTCTGCCTGCATGGCGTTCTGCTCTTTATATATCCTCTCGTACACATACATAAAATTCCGTGCCATTCTACCTCCTTATACTTTTTCAAGCTCCAGCTGTGCATTGATCTCATGTAGGCTTTTTCCAAACCGGTTAAATGCCGTATATGCCACATCCTCCATATGATCCTCCAGGCTCACAAACCGCGACCACACTTCCGGATAACTCCTTTTTATTTCCCGCTGCTCTGCCAGCTTTGCATATTGGCAGAACCAACATCCGCCTCTTTTTGATAACTCATAGCAAGGACTATACAATCCGTACTCAATGCACTTCTCTTTTGCCATTTTCTCTGTATAGCCATACTTTTCAAGCAGAGATACACAGTCTTTCTCTTTTTTCAAGGATTCCAGCCTCTTTGGTTCATCAATCGCAATCCCTATGTACTGCGTAACCGGCTGAGTGATTTTTCTTATGTACTCAATTATCGGCTTGATTTTCAAATCCCTCTTAACAGTACATATTCCAACTCCAGGAAAGCCATATCTCTTCCCTTTGTTTTCCATGTGCTTTGTCGGCCTCTCAATTATCCGATTAAATAGATACAGATAATCCATACTAGACCGGACGATTGTAACCTTATATCCCCAACTCTCAAATAATGGCTTTGCCACTTCCTTTATGAAATGGATGTGATGCGGATTCTCACCGCTTATTCCGTTCTGTATATCAAACATTACTTCACAGAATACTATTTCATCCAGCGGCTCACGGTGTTCGTGGGCCAGAATGATGCTTGCTGTACTATCTTTTCCACCGGACCAGCTTACCATAAAGTGCATGAGGGACAGTGCCGAAACACATATCCGCTACCGCTTGACTACCATTAGGCCGCATCCGGCCCGCAAAGGCTTTGGTAATTATATTGGTCGCCGCTCGCCATCCCAATACGTCTAGGCGCCCAGCAGTTCCCTCCTGCTCACTTTATTCTCCTGGAGTGCTTTTCTCCAGTATGCTATATCCGCTTTGTCCGATCTCGTGATAGATTCCTGCAGCATCATTTCACAGTCTGCTATTGCACTCTCAATTTCCTCCAGCGTTGCCTCACTTTCCTCTCCGCAGCACCCACAGAAATCGTCTCCGTAAAATGCAGAAACAAATTCCCGCTGATCCTGCAGAGCGGTCCTATGCTTTTTCGCCATACTCAATACCTATTCGCCTTTCTGACCTTTTCAATCTCTGAAAGCGCAGGGGCATTGACACATTTCTTCATGCCCTCATATAATTCTTTCGCTCCCGGATTGCCTCTCTCCACTTCATCCGCCAGGTGGCGCAGGACTAATACAATCAGCCCTGCGTCTGCCTTTGCGTATGGAGATATAGCATTGATGATCTTTTCCGAATAGTGCTGCAGACCTCTTTCCACCAACTTCATAGCCTCCCGCGTTTTGCCGCTGGCAATCAGCTTGTTTCCCCGGTCCACATAACTACTCATACGTTCTTTCCCAAATGCCATGATTTCCTCCTATTCCTCTGAACCGTCCTCCGGCTCTTCGTAGCCGTATTCGTCGTCCTCTCCGTTTTCCGGCTCTTCTCCGCCCAGGAGTTCATCCGTGATGTCCTCCAGCCCCTCTCCAGGTTCCGGTTCTGGATTGCTTTCGCTTTCCCCGGCCTCTGCATCTACTTCCCTATATTCTCCGTCAATCACTTCTCCGGAATTATCCGGCCCCGGCAGCATCGGAACACTCTTTCCCTCAATCACATTGGAACCGGCAGACTCTTCATCTTCGCTTTTCTCGGCCTTATCCTGCTGCTGGAAATCCGCATCAAAGATACTGCGCTGCTGAGTGTTTGCAATCGGCACCAGCTTGAATATCCCGGTATCTGCATCCATCACCAGCTCCATTTCATTGTTGAAAGAGCCGGATTTTTCGTCATTGATCTTTACGGCCGATGTCACCTTATGCTTGAACTGGGGCTTGCTGATTTCCCTTGATTCGCCTTTAATGTCCGGATCATAATTCGGGATAAACTCCTTTATCATAGTGACATCAATTTTCAGCGTCATGCTGCCCTCGTTGGTGCCTTTCTCCTGCATATTCCCGATAAGCCTCTGCAGGACGAAATTCATATCCCTTTTCATTTCCTCGAAGGTATCGCTGTCAAAATCCAGCCTCTTTTCAAAATCTTCGCTCATTACTTAATCCTCCCGTATTCGATATTGTTCTCATTCATAAACTCAATCAATTTCTGCAACTGCGCCCTGGTACCTACTGCACAGAACTTTGTGCGGTACCTCTTCTCTTCCTGCTTAGGCTCAAAGGGATCAACCGCCACAGGTGCCTGCTGCTCGGTACTCTGGATAGCGCCCGCCGCTGAAGGCTCCGTTCCGTTTTCCGCCCCGTTTGATACGTTTTGGTCCGGTTCGATTACACTTTCCTGGCTTTCAATCACGTTTTTCGCCGGTTCGGCCACGTTTTCCGCCTGTTTGCTTGCAGATTCCTGCTCTGCTTTCTTCTGAGCCTCCAGCGCCTTTCTCTGCTCTTCCTCTGCTTTGGCTCTTTCCTCTGCTGCCCTGCGGCGTTCCTCCGCCAGACGTTTCCTTTCAGCCTCTTCCTCTGCCTTGCGCCTTTTCTCGGCCTCCAGCTTTTCTTCCAGATCAGACAGCCGCTTATTCTCTGCCAGCGCTTTGCTGAGGTCCAGTGTCTTTATGTAGACATCCTTTGCGTTCAGCTTGTACTTGCTCTCCAGGCTGTCGATTGTCTCCAGGTCAGTGCGGACCTTTTCAACCTTTGCCTTTACCTCGGCC